AGGTGCAGCCTCGGATGGTTATGGTTCTGCTCTTTATGTTCAGGGAGATTTAACTGGTGTTGCCTCTGGTCACTGGAATCCATTTGGTTGTTGGGCTAATGTGACAGGCGGTACACAAACTGGAACACATCTAACGGTTGCAGAATTTGGTATTTATGCATCGGGTGCTAATTTATCCAGTGTAGAAAGTTTATCGTGTATTACACTCCGTAATCAGGTAAGTTCTACTAATCCACCTAATGCAGTTCATAACGTAATCAGAGTTGTTCAAGATGGTGGTGGTGATAGTGCAGACTTTTTATTCTCGTTCTATACACCTGAAACCGTTGGATTGACTGCTAAAAGTAGTGCGGCAGTATCCCATATTATTCCGATTAATGTGGAAAATGCGGGTGGCGGTACAGCAGGAACATATTATATTATGGTAAGCGATACAGCGTAAAATAGGTTTTGTATCAGATATGGCATGGCATGTGACTCTGTGGGAGACCATGTATCTCCCATAGCATTTTAAAAGGAGACAGTTATGAAAGTTAAAGTTAATGAAGCATTAAAGTCGTTTGATGGTAAGCCTTTGAAAGATGTAGATGCAAATGGTCAGGCGGTAGATGCAACAATTAGAACAGCTATGATAAATGCACTACTTAGTCCTGTTCAAAAGGAATCAGGATTAGAGAAGGTAAAGAAGTATAAACTTGCTCAGAAGATTTACGACGGGGATGAGATTGACTTGGATGTTGATGAAATAAAACTCATTAAGGATAGAATAGGTGAGGTTTATCCTCCCGTCGTGGTCGGACAAGTTTATGAAATATTAGAAGTATAAGCAGGGTAGTATCTCTGTCTCCCTTATGGGTGAAAGGAGAAATCTAAGTAGCCCATAAGTTTTAAGGAGTAATGATGGCGAATCTTCATCTTACCTACGTAGAACTTTATACAAGAGTTAGTAATTTTCTTGGTCTTACAGATTATGGAACTGCTCCTACGAGTACTGACCTTACACTTTGTCAGGATATTGTAGCACGTGGTTATAGACAGTTTCTATACGCTGTAAATTTAAGAACAGGGAAGATACATCAGTGGAATTTTCTAAAGAAATTCTATACTTTTACGGCTATTGCTGATAAATGGAAATATGCTGTACCAGAAGATTTCTCTGAATTAGCAAGTCCTATCTTCTTTGATAGTAGCGAACTGCAACCTAACTTAGTTAAGCAAAGTGCAGAACAGATTCTATCTATGCGTTCTGATGTATTAACAAATGAGTGGCCTCAGTTCTATGCTATTACTCCTTCTACATATGATATAGAGTTAGGTACTACATATGAACTATGGTTATATCCAACTCCTGACCAAAACTATACAATGAATTATTTCTATAGGTTTGACCCTCTTAAACTTTCTGCAACAACAGATTTAACGGTAGGTGGAATACGAGTATGTGAAGCTATTCTTGAATCTTGTTTAGGAGTAGCAGAAACACAGGAGGAAGATAATACTTCTACACATCATCAAGCAGAAGCAGTTAAATTAATTCAGGCTTTGATTACTTCAGACACAATAACTGATACAGATAAAATTGGAAATTTATATAGTGATAGAGAAAGGCAATGGCCGCCTCAGCGTCCATACTTAGTTAATTTCTCTGATGATAATATTTATTAGAAAGGATATTTAAATGGCTAATCCCTCGAATTGGCATGAATCAAGGCGTAAGGCATTTGTATTTCGTACTGTAGACCTTACAACTTCAGCCAGTTTAACTACATACACCGTTGTAGTAGGTGGTAGCGGCAATTCTTTTAAGTCTGATAGAGTAATCAATGTGACTACTACAGACGGTAATAGTATGACAATTACTGTTCCTGATGGTATTTATGAAGGACAACGATTACTTATTAATTTCGTTACTGAAGAAAGTGCCGAAACCGTAACAGTAACAACTACTACAGGTGGTGATTATAGTATGACGGCTGCTGGAGATTATTGTTCTTTGGAATGGGTTAATAGTACTGTTGGCTGGATATACCTGTCTGAGCAAACGACATAAGAAAGGAAATACAAATGGGAATATCAAATCATTTGTTTCTTAGAGATAGGGCTTTTGTACTAACAACTCAAGAAATTACTACTGATTATACGGTACAAGTAGGTGGGCCTTCTGATAATTTTCACGAAGATAGAGTGATAAAGATTGGTGCACTTACCAGTAATATAACTATTACTGTACCAGATGCAGCATATTTTGGACAAGAACTTTTAATTTGTTTGTCTGGTGCGGCTGGTGGGTATACTGTTACAGTTAGTACAGATACGGGTTCAGATTATTCATTTACGGCTGCTGGTGATTACGCTTCGTTAGAGTATGTAAATGATACGTCTGGGTGGGTTGCTCTCTGTTCTCAAGAAACTTAAAATTAATTCTATGTTCAGGATGAAACGGAACTATGTGATGGAATATGAAGAAAGGAAAATATAATGGGTTATATGACATATGTTAGGCAAGCTATAAAGCAATATGCTTGGGAAAATGAAGGCACTCTTTCAGAGGAAGGTTCGGCCCTAACGACAGATAAAACTGCTGCTACTGCTCATGCCTTGACCGATGGAACTTTTGTTAGAATCCAAGCTAACGATAATACAGTTGCTTTAGAATTAAGATTTAGAGTAGATGGTACGGCTGATTTAGATGATGTAGTTAATCTGTATGCTATGGCAGGAGATTCTGATAGTTATACCCTAATGGGAACTTTAACATTAACGGCTGGTACCCAAACAGATGGAACATATTTATTCTGTGACGGAGTAGAAATGGCAAATGAATTATGGATAGATGATATTGTTCTAATGCACGATGAAGGTGCAGCCGGTAATGGTATTGGTCGAGTCTATTTTAATACTCAGGGCTATAAGAATTTCTTACTGGTTGTAACAGACTTAGACAATACTTCTATTTTGGTAGACAGTCGCCGAATATAATAATTATAAGGGAAGTCTAATGTCAAAAGATGAAAAACTTAAAATACAATATAATACTTATTTTATTAAACAAAAAGCTGCTGGTAAATTAGACACTACATTGACATTTGCCCAATGGTCTAAGTTAAAGAAAATTGGTGGAAGTAAACAAACTAAAGGACAGATGGCCGGATTAAGTTCAGGCGATTATAATGAATTGATGAAAAGGTTTGGAAAAAAGAAATAATGTATAGAGAATTTATTTTACCATATTTAGGTTTAAATAAAGCGACGCCTGTTTCTTCTGCACCTAAAGGAAGTACTGGTTATTGTTTAAATGTACGTCCAATAGATGTATTAGAAACAAGATTAAGAATAGGCAAACGGTCTGGTCTCAAGAAAAGTTATACACAGCAAATAGGAGGGGAAGCCACACCTATCAATTGGATAGGTAGTGTTACTGTATTTGATTAATGGCTACAATATTTGATTATTTTGAAACAGGTGGAAATAATTACGATACTATTTATGGTGCTTATTGGTATGCCCAAGATTTTACTCCCAGTGAAGATTACTATATTACAGCAGTTAGACTATTTTTATATAGGTCGGGTAGTCCTGGTAATATAACTGTTTCTTTACGTGCTACAAATGGTAGTGATACACCTACTGGGGAAGATTTAATATCCGTAACTCAAAGTGGTAATGAGATCACTACTAATAGTGCGTCTCAGTGGGTAGTATTTGCTTTTAATTCGGCATGTAAAGTAGTTACTGGAACTACTTATTCTATAGTAGTTCGTGCTACGAGTGGTAATTCGAGTAATTGGATACGGTGGACAGCCGATGCCTCTTTTCCTATAGGATATGCAGATAATGATTGTGTATCATCTAATAGTGGAAGCACTTGGACTATTAATGGCCGGGCTTGTTATTTTGAAACTTGGGGTTATTCAACATCTATAGTTGAAAAAGTTTACTCTAAGAGATTAGTGGCTATTGCCGGTTCTGAACTATGGTATGAAACAAGTGCCGGAACTATGGCTGAATTGTCCGATGCTAATGGAGGAATAACATCTTATTTGCCTGTTTCTGCTCAAGAAGCTTATCAGAAATTATTTGTAACTAATGTAGATAATTTGAAAGTAGCAGATTTTGTAAACTCTAAACTGTCTACAGCCGATATAGGTTCTAACCTACCTAATGTTGGTAATACTCTTACTGGTGGAACGTCTGGTGCTACATTAATTGTAGATTATATTAATGCCTCATCCGGTGCTACTTTAGTTTATGGTGTAAATAATACTATTGCTACTTTTATTTCTGGTGAAACTGTAACTGGTACTAATAATGATGGTGATACTGTTTCATTTGCTTTAGATGCAGATGAAGATACAGGCCCACATTGGTATGATTGGACAGTATATGCGGCTGATTCTACAAACTATGGAGTTTTACCATCAAGGGCTACATTAATAACCTTATATCGTGGTAGAATAGTCACTAATGATTCGGATAGACCACATGCTTGGCACATGAGTAAAGTTGGTGAGCCATTTAAGTTTTTATATGATTATGAAAATGATGGTGAATTATCTGCATTATCTTATTCAAATGCTGTAGTTGGTCAAATAGGAGATATTATTACAGCATTAATAGCATATCAAGACGATATGTTAGTTTTTGGATGTGCTAACTCAGTGTGGGTATTAGTTGGCGATGCTATGAGTGACGGTCAATTAATACAACTTACTAAAGATACAGGGATATGGGGAGCACAAGCATGGTGTTTTGATGATAAAAATAATCTATATTTCTTTGGTAATGATGGATTATATCG